ATTCCCCAAAGCCCTTTGGTTTCAACAACTTGCGAGATACACACAAGCTAACTTAACACGAAAATTGTTAAGTTTCGACCCTCTAACCCTGTTAAGTTTCATTTAGATTATTTAGATTATTTGGGGGTGTTTTAGATTAAATCTTTAAAATCAATGGCTTACGCCCGGTAACAATCGAATGTTAAGTTTCGACCTCTCGCCCGGTAACAATGGGATGTGAATTGAGGGATAGATTTTTCTAGCTGGTATTAACCAGCAATAGGTATGGGATAGGGAATGTAAACGAATCAGTGATAGTCAACAAATGTCAACGAATCAGGTGAATGTGAACAAGCGATTTCGTGTCAAGCCATTGGTAGGGGATACTATCGGCGCGCGATAGCGCCTAGAACGGACAGAAAAGGGGCGCACGTGCGCGCCGCTACGGGGAGAGCTATACCCCTACCTAAAAAATTAAGGGCTATCCAGCGCCTTTCCCTAGCCTATATCTAATGAATGTAAACATAGGGGTATAAAAAAAGCCCGGCATTGCCGGGCTTAGGGTTAGGCTAGTTTAAATCCATACTTTTCTACCAATGCCTTGCTAATAGAGCGTTTACGCCTCGTATAAACACCGACTAGGATAGTGCGGGTTTTCCCCTTGTAGTGGCGCACGATAGCGATTTCATTTGTTTTTTGCATGGTTGCCTCTTGAAATAATAGAAAATAGGGGGTAGGCTAATGCCTACCCCTCGAACAAGCAGGAATTTACTCGCCCTTGCGAGATAGTGCGCCTTCGTTCTGAGCAATAAACGCCTTAATGATTTCAGCGTTTTCTAGGATAGCCTCGATCTGATTGCGATAGAATGAGAAGGGGTAGCGTGACAACCCGTAAACGCAAAGATTGCCCTTACCTGACGGGGATAATTTAACCGTAAACCTATTAGCGGGCGCAGCTTTAGTCGCCTTTAACGTGGCGTTTTCAGCCTGTAATTTCTTAACCAATGCCATAACATCATCAATGTTATAGGTAGGAGCGGCAGCATTTTTCTTTGAAGCAATAGCCATTGTCATAACCTTTTCTAAACGAGGATATCGGGAAAACGCCCCGACCTGTGAATAATGCGCACAGTTTGAACCGGTTGTCAAATCGTAATGAAATCAATGCCTTAGCACCCCATAGGGGTAGTCTAGTGATTCGGTATGCTATCCTAAAAATAAATGACAACATGAATGTCAACCAAGGGGGTAGGCAGGGGGGCCACATGGACTGACGCGCGCGAGGCCCGGCTGGGTGTGTAGTAAGGCTCATAAACCACAACCCCAAAAACCAAAGTTGTGTATATCTCACACAGCTTGCCAACCAAACCTTCCCCGTTTACTATCTACACATGTCTATGATTGCCGAACATACACGCTGGTCTAACCGTCTCGCCTTCGACATTGCCCTTCGACTTGAGGGAAGTGGTGAAGAAGTGGATGAAATTCTGGAGCGCCACCAGATAAAGACGCAAGACTTGTTGTCATTCAACAAAGATCCTGTGTTTTTGCGCCAAGTGGAAATCTATCGAGGCGAAATCCACGACAAGGGTATACTTTTTAAGACCAAAGCCCGGATGCAGGCAGAAGATTTGCTTACAACATCGTGGTGTTTGATCCATAATCCAGACGTAAGCGCAGCGGTAAAGGCTGATCTGATCAAGTCCACGGTAAAATGGGCTGGGTTAGAACCAAAGAACGACGTATCTGACGGCGGACCCGGCGGTGGCGTGCGCATTACGATCAATCTTGGAGGGCAGGAGCTTGGAGACGCAAGACTCGTGGATGTATCTCCTGCAGAAATTGAAGATGGCCCCTCAGCCAACGCTGATTGACTTATATAGCCCGAACAAGGCCAAGGCAGTAGAAGATTTGTTTACAAACAAGCGTGTTTCCTACCGCACAAAGATACTCAAGACCAAGCGTGTGGGCGTAATTTACCGGATCATGGTGTTATCTGATGGCTCTTGATATTGATTACACACCGCCGCCTACCGGTGCTAAGTTTATGAAGTCGGACGCCAAGATGCGCGTCCTGTTAGGTCCAGTTGGTAGTGGTAAGTCGGTCACATGTAGCTTTGAGGTCATCAGGCGTGCGAGCGCGCAGGAGCCAAATAGCCAAGGAGTGCGCAAAACCCGCTTCGCTGTGGTGCGTGAGACGGCAAGACAGCTTCAGGACACGACGATCAAGACGTTTCTGGATTGGTTCCCGCCGGGTGTATGTGGCGACTACATGCGGACGACCAAGACTTACTTCTTTAGGGTGGGCGATGTCGAGAGTGAGATCATGTTTCGTGCGCTGGATGACGCCGATGATGTGGCTAACCTCAATTCTCTTGAGCTTACTGGCGCGTGGTTTAACGAGTGCCGGGACATCCACCCAGACATCGTCGATGCGATGTCTAAACGCATTGGACGTTTCCCTTCCAAGAAAGACGGTGGTCCCACGTGGCATGGGATGTGGGGCGACACCAACCCTCCGACCATGGATACATGGTGGTATTACCAGCTTGAGCACCTTAGCCCCGTGGATGGCGTCAGCGCCAACGACAACGGATGGGATGTGTTCAAGCAACCGTCAGGACGCAGCCCCTATGCCGAAAACATCGAAAATTTGCCCGACGGGTATTATGATACACAAGGTCGGTCCGACGAATACATTAGGGTTTATATTGACGGAGAATACGGACTATCCAGTGCAGGTCTTCCTGTTTACAAATACTTCCGAGCAGACTATCATATGGCCACTTCTCGACTCCGTCACATTACCAACGGAGTTCGCCCAATCATTGTGGGAATGGACCTTGGACTCACACCTGCCGCCGTCATTGGACAGCAAGACCCGCGCGGGCGCGCACTGATATTTGCCGAAGCGGTCAGCTTCGACATGGGGGTTCAACGCTTCATTCGGACCGTGCTCAAGCCGTTGCTCTATGAACAGTTTTCTGGTGCGCCTGTCACCATTGTGGTCGATCCGGCGGGGACGCAGAGAGCGCAGACCGACGAGCGCAGCGCGGTAGACATCATCAAGGCTGAAGGGCTTAAGGTCATGCCAGCGCGAACCAACTCCGTTGCGGCGCGCATTAACGCGGTCGATGATTATCTCATGCGCCAAGTAGACGGCGACCCGGCGTTTCTCGTTGACCCACGCTGCACACATCTTAAAGCGGCCATGATGGGCGGGTATCGCTACAAGCCCAAGGGTGACGGGGTCATTGATAAGAACGCGCACTCTCACGTGGCTGAGGCGTTGCAGTATCTCATGCTGCACGTTGCTCAGGTTGCGGATGGTGGTACATTGCTGGCTCGGCGGGAGGTCAAGCCTCTGTCTGCCGTTGGGTGGACATAAGGAGTTATAAATGGCTGATATATCACCAGTTGTGTCGATTGTTTCAGGTGTGCCTATTGTCAAGTGGACGGGCATCACCACATCGACGGATACGCCGCTTAAGTTTACTGTGCCTAGCGGGTCCATTGCGTCTTTGCTAATTAATGGGACGTTTGGTGGGGCGACTGCTAAGCTGCAGTACAGCAACGATGGGACAACATGGACGGATCTCAAAGACTCAGGTGGCACGACGGTGTCGGCTACGGCTGCGGCACAGTTCCAGCAGATCAACATCTACGCTGTGTACATCAAGCCGACGGTGTCTGGTGGCACGAGCGACAATGTTGATTTTACGCTGGCGTTACGCAGCGTTTAGTAGACAGACAGTTTAACTCATGTTATTACCAGCGGTGAACGAACCTCCCGGTTGTTCATTGCCTCTAGTTTAGACTCTACCCCGGCGGTGTTTCCTCCCCCTTGTGCCGCCGGGGTTTTTTGTTTGCATATCTGAGTTCTCTACGGTATGCTCAGGTAGCGCCTAGAGGTTTTATTTTATGACCGATCTTAAGATTTCTGAACTTGAAGACGGCGGCTCTTCTCAAGCTGCCGATGCCATTCCCATCGCTCGATCAGGTCAGAACTATTATGTCACCTCGCAATACTTAAAGAACTTTGTATTTGGATCGAATGGAACGATTGCTATTGCAGCAGGCAAGACGTTCTCAGTTAACAATACAATTACGCTGAATGGTAATGATGGCGTATCTGTTAACTTCGGTAGCGGCGGTACATTCATTTATTCTGGCGGCGATGCTGGGACCCCTTCAAGCATTACATTAACGAACGGAACAGGACTTCCACTTACATCTGGCGTAACTGGCACATTGCCGGTAGCCAACGGCGGCACCGGCGTAACTACAAGCACTGGTTCGGGTAACGTAGTTCTTTCGACTAGCCCAACATTGGTTACGCCTGCGCTTGGAACGCCGACGAGCGGTAACTTTTCTACTGGCACATTTACTTGGCCGACATTCAATCAGAATACAACGGGAACAGCTGCTGGACTATCAGCCACATTAGCGGTTGCATCTGGCGGCACTGGCATTACATCGTTCGGCACTGGTATTGCTACATGGCTCGGCACACCATCGAGCGCGAATCTCGCGTCGGCTGTCACTGATGAGACGGGATCTGGGCCTCTAGTATTCGCAACTAGCCCGACATTTACATCTCAGGTTACATTCGGCACGTCTAGTTCAACACGCGGCACACTCGTTCTAGCCAACACAAGCGCCAATACGGTAACGCTGCAATCATCTAACTCTACGGCTGCAAATTACACGCTGACTTTTCCAGCGGCTGCGCCTGTCAACGGCTACTATCTTCAGACAGACGTTAACGGCGTTCTGTCATGGGCGGCAGGTGGCGGCGGTGGCAGTGGCTCACCCGGCGGTTCGAACACGCAGGTTCAGTTCAATAACGCAGGCACTTTTGGTGGTGATGCAGCCTTTACCTTTGTAAATGGCACCGGCACGGCTACCATGTCGCTTGGTGTCGCCTCTACGACATCGGCTGCACTGAAGCTGTATAACTCATCCAGTGCTAACTCAGTGTCGATAGCGTCGGGCAACAATACTGCCTCTTGGACAATGACGTTGCCGCCAGATGACGGTTCGGCTAACCAATTCCTTCAGACTGACGGCTCTGGCAATACCATATGGGCTGCGGCTGCGGCAGGCACGATCAACACTGGCACAGTCGGTCAGATCACATATTATAGCGGAACAAACACGCTATCTGGCACGACGACTGGCACAGGTGTTTTAACTGCGATAAGCTATAACACAAATAGCGCCAGCGGTTTACCTGTCCTCAACGGCAGCGGATTCTTGGCTGTTGCTCAAGGCGGCACGGCTACAGGCACCGCTGGCATTGGCGCGTTTAATAATATCACGGGTTACACAGCTTCAGGTGCTACAGGAACCACAAGCACAAATCTTGTGTTCTCTACGTCACCTACAATTACAACGCCAACGATTAGCGGTAATGAGACGCACACGGGCACAGCCGCACGGTTCTTAGCTGATTTTGACAATGCAACAGTTAATAGCCGTTTCGCGTTTCAGACAAGCACAACAAACGCAACAACGGGCATTTATGCGCTGCCTAATGGCAATAGCACTGGCGCAGCATGGCAAGCAACTAACAATTCTGACCCGACTAACGCCAGCAAGATAATGATAACAACGAACGCCTCTACGGACGTTCAGTTGGTGTCAGGTATCAACGGCACAGGCACTTATCTACCGCTTTCAATCTATACAAGCGGCGGTAAGTCGGCTGAGTTTAGCACGACTAAAGGAACCTTTGAACTCGGCGTTTCTGGGTCTACAGCGGGCGTTCTTAACATCGCTGGATCCACGTCAGGCACGGTATCTATTCAAGGCGCAGCGGGCGCGGGGACATATAATTTTAATCTGCCAACCAGCGCCGGAACTTCAGGTCAGCCATTATTGTCAGGTGGCGGCGGCGCATCGTCTATGACCTTTGGAACGCTTGGCGTAGCAGCGGGCGGCACAGGTGCATCAACCGCTGGTATTACAGCGTTCAACAACATCACGGGTTACACGGCTTCTGGCGCGACAGGAACGACAAGCACCAATCTTGTGTTCTCAACCAGCCCGACGCTTGTTACGCCGACTTTAGGTGTAGCTTCAGCCACAAGCGTAAATAAAGTCGCAATTACAGCGCCAGCCACGAGCGCTACATTGACTATTGCGGATGGCAAAACATTAACCGCAAGTAACTCAATAACGATTGCTGGAACTGACGGAAAAACAGCTTCGTTTAGCAACTCGATTACGTTTGCAGGCACCGATTCTACAACGATGACGTTCCCTGCAACGTCCTCAAGTATTGGCTATCTCAACATTCCGCAAGTTACAAAGTCAACTTCTTATACGCCAACTGATACAAGCGATGTCGGTAAGCACATTTCAACTAATAGTGGTGTGACGGTCAATGCGTCGATCTACAGTGCAGGCGATGTGTTTACGATTTATAATAACTCAAGCTCTAGCATAACAATAACGGCAGGCACAAACGTAACATTTCGTCTTGCAGGCACAGCTACAACTGGCAATAGAACGCTCGCTCAGTATGGTGTTGCTACATTGCTCTGCGTAACTGGCGGCGCTAATCCAGTATTTGTCGTATCCGGCGGTGGAGTAACCTAATGTCCGGCATTATGGCAATGCTGTTCGCTAGTGGTGGCGCAGCTACATATACAGTCGTTAGCACCTTTACTGCTTCAGGCAATTGGGTTGCGCCTACAGGCGTGACGCAGATTGACAGTTATCTGATTGTCGCTGGCGGTGGCGGTGGCGGTGGTGGATATGCAGGTGGAGGCGGTGCTGGCGGATATGTTGTCGGAACCAATTTATCCGTTACTGCGGGATCATCCTACTCTGTTAATGTCGGCGCTGGCGGCCCCGGTGGCGGTGATGGTGTTTCTGGCACAACAGGAAACGACAGTTCTTTTCCGGGCGCAACAACTGCTAAAGGTGGCGGCGGTGGTGGGTCAAGCGCAGCAGGCAAAATTGGGGGTTCTGGCGGCGGCGCTGGTTTTGGCGCTAATCCAGGCGGCGTTGCTACGCCATCTGGTCAAGGAAACGATGGCGGTTCGTGCCCTGCGTCTCCCGGCGTAGGATGTTCTGGCGGCGGCGGCGGAGCAGGCGCTGTTGGCGATAATGGCACCACAAGCCCAGCTAAATCTGGCAACGGTGGCAATGGATCTCCTAATAGTATTTCAGGTTCTTCTGTAACTTATGCGGGCGGCGGCGGCGGCGGAATTTTTTCTGGCACTGCGGGCACTGGCGGAAGTGGCGGCGGCGGTAATGGAAAATCTAGCGGTGCCGGAGATAACGGCACAGCTAATAGAGGCGGCGGGGCTGGAGGTGGTGGCCCTGGGTCTTCTGGCGGAACTGGTGGTTCTGGTATCGTCATTATTTCTTATTCAATGCCGACGACTTCATCCATTACATTTACCTCTACGGCTCAAGTCACAGTTCCAACAGGCGTCACAGCAATTGATTATTTAATTGTTGCTGGCGGTGGCGGTGGTAATACAGGGGTTAATACTGGATCAGCAGGCGGTGGTGGTGGTGCAGGCGGATTTAGAACTGCGACAGGATTACCAGTAGCCGCAGGGTCTGTATTAACAGTTACAGTTGGTGCAGGCGGCGCAGCAAACGCCAGCGGAAGTCTTAGTGAGATTTCAGCCGCATCTCCGTTTACTACTGTTACATCTGCGGGCGGCGGCAAAGGCGGCAGCGGCGCAGTTGGTGTTGCTGGCGGTTCTGGTGGCGGAGGCGCGGGGCCTAATGCAGGCGGCGCGGGTAATACTCCAGCAACTACGCCTTCACAAGGTAATACTGGAGGAACAGGCAGCACTGATGGCACCACATACACGCATGGCGGCGGTGGTGGCGGTGCGACCGGCACCGGCGGTAATGCTAGTTCAACTAATGGCGGCAATGGCGGCGCAGGAACAGCGTATAACTCTACACCTTATGCCGGCGGCGGCGGAGGCGGGGCAAAACAAACAGGCGGCACCGGCGGCACCGGCGGATCTGGCGGCGGCGGGGCAGGAACTACAAGCGGGAATGGCACCGCCGGAACTGCTAATACTGGCGGCGGCGGCGGCGGATGTAATTCTTCGGGGGTTGGCGGCACAGGCGGTTCTGGCGTTGTAATTGTAACCTTCCAACGACCATCAATTCTTATCTTTAATTCTACTGGCTCCTTCGTAATCCCCACAGGCGTTTCAACGGTTGATTATCTTGTTGTTGCGGGCGGTGGTGGTGGTAGTTTATCTGGCGGTGGCGGCGGTGCAGGCGGTTATATAACTGGCACAGGTATTTCAGTCAGCGCAGGCAATACACTCACTGCTACAATTGGCGCGGGAGGCCCGGGCGGAAGCGGTCTTGGAACGCAAGGAAGTTTAAGCTCTCTTTCCGGAACCGCTCCTTTTACGACGGTTACTTCCACAGGCGGCGGTTATGGAGGAACATCAGCCCCAGCAGGCGGGGGCCCCGGCGGATCAGGCGGCGGCGGCGGTGTTTCGGGCAATGCTGGCCCGGGCGGCACTAGAACAGCATCTCCTGTGCAAGGTAATGATGGTGGCACAAACTACAACGCAGGCTTAAATTATGGCGGCGGTGGAGGTGGTGGTGCTTCAGCCGTCGGTGCTAACGGCACGTCTTCAGCGGGCGGTAATGGCGGCGCTGGAACAGCGTCATCTATATCTGGTTCTTCAGTAACCTATGCAGGTGGCGGCGGCGCGGGAGCATACGGCCCAGGCACAGGCGGCACAGGCGGTTCTGGCGGCGGCGGTAATGGCGGAACGTCTGTTACTTCTGGAACAGCGAACACTGGCGGCGGCGGTGGTGGCGGGCAACAAGCGCCTAACTCAAATGGCGGTAATGGCGGCTCTGGTATCGTAATCGTAAAGTTGAATTAATGAAACACATCTACAAATTCTTAGGCATAGACACAGCAATGTTTCTCTTACGCCCTGGCGCAAAATGGGAGATAAGCAACAACCAATTCACTCGTTGGGAAGATGAGCGTCCTTGCCCGACGATTGAAGAGGTTTACGAAACAATCGAAAAAATTAAAGCGTTTGAGGACAGTATCAATACGATCTATACCGCAGCGCAATTAGAAGAAATGGGCGTTAAGGACGCCGAATTAGAGAAAGCTCTCGCGTGATAATGGAAAATCTTTTCCCGATTCCAATCGGATTTTTTAAATATGATGGCGAAGTAGATACAGATTTCCTCGCCGGTCAGCCTCAACGGCCAAATGACGGCAACACAAGTAGCGAAGATAAATATCTGCTAAAGCAGAAAAAACTATTAAATCTTCGTCAGTTTATTGAGAAATCGCTGCACGAATATTTCATGGCGACTTACTGCCCTAAGAACGACGCGCATCTAAAAATCACACAGTCTTGGTTAAACTGGACAAAGCCGGGACAATTTCACCACAAACATGCACACCCTAACTCACTGATCTCAGGGTGTTATTATGTAAACGCCCATAAGAATAGCGATAAAATATTTTTCTACCGCGATGGCTATCAGCATATCAAATTTCCGCCCGCCGAATGGAATCCTTACAATTCGGAGAGTTGGTGGTATCCTGTCGGTACTGGCGATCTTGTGTTATTTCCTTCCTCGCTGACGCATATGGTGCAGCCAGTAGAAGGCGAAGACACGCGGATCAGTCTAGCTTTTAATACGTTTCCAATTGGCGTAATTGGGGATGAGAACGAATTGACTGCATTAAAGTTGGAGAAATAAAGTGGCTCATTTTGCAGAGTTAGACGAAAACAACGTCGTTTTACGAGTGATTGTTGTCGGAAACAAAGACACCTCGACGCCCGACGGCACAGAAGTAGAAAGCATCGGCGTTGCTTTTTGCCAGCGTCTGTTTGGCGGCAACTGGGTTCAAACCAGTTATAACGGCAATATGCGCGCCCGGTATGCTGGCATAGGCTATACTTACGACAAGGATCTGGACGTTTTTATAGCGCCTAAACCATATCCATCTTGGCTCTTAGGCCCAGATACAAATTGGTATGCACCTGTTCCTATGCCTACAGATGGCAAATTGTATGTATGGAATGAGTCAACACAGTCATGGGATTTAGTTGACGTTCCAACTGTGTAAGAGTAGTGTGAGATTAATATGGCTGGACTTGGTCTTCTTCGCGTTGTGAATAATCAACAGCTTGATAAAGCTGAACGCGAACGCATGGAACAAGAGCTACAAGCGCGACAGCAAGATTCTGTTATATTAGGACTTTCTGCTTATTTAAAAGAATGTTGGGATGCCGCGCGTATTGCACGGGAACCAATCGGACATATCATGCTTAAAGCCATGCGGCAGCGCAATGGTGAGTATGAAGCAGATAAATTGAATGCGATCCAGCAGCAAGGTGGGTCCGAAGTTTACATGATGCTTACGGAAGTAAAGTGCCGTGCAGCAGAGAGTTGGCTTCGTGATATCCTTATGGATAATGGATCACCTCCGTGGGATATGGTGCCGACACCTATTCCAGAACTGTCACCTGAGAGTAGCCAAGAATTACAAGTAGCCTTTGCTGAGCAAGTTGTTGAAATTATTCAAGCAACTGGTATGGCCCCTACTAAGACCGAACTGCTTGAATTAAAAGAAGTTGTTTCACAAGAGTTACGTTTCCGTACATTACAGTCGGCACAAATGCGTGTTGACAAAATGAAGATTAAGATCGACGATCAATTTGCCCAAGGCGGTTGGTCGGAGGCTTTCAATGAGTTCATTACTGATCTTGTCACTTTCCCTTGCGCTTTTGTTAAGGGGCCTATTGTCCGTCGCCAGCGACACTTGGGATGGGCGAAGAGTCCAGATGGTAAGACTATTGTCGAAGCGAGCGAGAGGCTTGCACCGGAATTTGAGAGGGTAAGTCCTTTCAGTATTTACCCAGAACCGGGTATCACTCGGATCAATGACGGGTATCTTTTTGAACATCACCAGCTGAGTCGTACTTCTTTAGCCGACTTGATTGGCGTTCCCGGTTACGATGATCAGGCTATTCGTAAGGTGTTGGAGATCGGTCCGGGTCAATCTTGGGTTGCGGAGACCATTACTCAGCAGCGTGAGGAAGAAGAACGTAAGTTCTATACCGAGATGCGTCCAACGGATATGTTCGACGCACTTGAGTTCTGGGGTAAAGTCAGCGGTGCTATGCTTCGTGAATGGGGTATGTCTGAGGAAGATGTGCCTGATGAAGCGCGCGAGTATGATGCTAACATATGGCTTGTTGGTAACTACGTTATCAAAGCAATTTTGAATTACGATCCGTTAGGTGAAAAGCCTTACGCTAAAACATCTTTTATTAAGACTCCCGGTGCATTTTGGGGCCGTGGCATTCCTGAGATCATAGAAGACCTACAGAATATATGTAATGCAGCGGCTCGTTCGCTTGTCAACAACATGGGTATTGCTTCTGGCCCACAGGTCGAGGTCAATCTGGAACGTATTCCTCCTAATGAGGATATTACCCAGATGCACCCATGGAAGATTTGGCAGGTCCTTAATGACCCACTAGGCGGGTCGGCTCCAGCCGTACGGTTCAATCAGCCTAACGATAATGCCAATACGCTAATGGCTGTTTATGAACGGTTTAGCCGTTTGGCTGACGATCACTCAGGCATACCGTCTTATATTTATGGCGACGTAGATGTTAAGGGCGCGGGTCGTACCGCATCGGGGCTGTCCATGCTTATGGGTTCAGCTGGTAAGGGTATTCGCCAAGTTGTGATGCACATTGATAACGACATTATTATGCCAGTTGTTGAGCGGCAGTTTGTATACAATATGCGTTACGATGCGGATGAGTCGATTAAGGGCGATGCGCAAATTATCCCACGTGGTGCAGTTAACCTAGCAGTTAAAGAAACAGTTAACCTTCGTCGCGTTGAGTTCCTTAATGCCACCGCTAACGAAGTAGACATGAGCATCATTGGTAAAGACGGGCGTGCAGCGATTCTCCGTGAGATTGCCAAAGGTCTGCAAATGCCAGTTGATGAGATTGTCCCATCACGTGAAAAACTTGGGTATGTTGATAGGGTGCAGATGGCTCAGAAAGCAGCGCAACCACAACAACCTCAAGGTGCAACAGTCGATCAAGCTGGTAATGCTGCCGGTGGTATGAGCGCAGCGATTGCGCGCCCACAGGGCGGTGCTGCTTGATTCGTCCCACTCCAGAGCTTCTTCAACAATGGGCTTCTATCTCTCGGTCCCATCCAGCTATTCTTGAGTGGATAACTGAATGGCGGCAACGTGAGATAGATCAGCTACCTTATGTTGGACCAGATGCTGTTCACTTGGCTCAAGGGCGTTGCCAAGTGTTGACAGAGATATATAAACTAGTGCAAAATGCCCCTGATATGGCAGCAGAATCTCGCAAAAGATAGCAGCCATTTAACCACGCACACCGAGAGGAGCGTTCTATGACCATACCTGAGCAGATTCGTCGTCAGTCTGAGGTGGTAGCCAAACACTTTGAAGAGCAGAAGACCCAAACTGGAACTACTGAAGTTGCTGTAGAGCCAGAAGGTCAGACGCAAGAGAGTGTTCAGCAAACCGACAGTGCCGAAGATACTGCAGCTGCACCCGTACTTAACGAGCAAAAGACTACGGGTAACAAGGATAACGAGGAGACTTACGAGAAACGGTATAAAACACTTCAGGGTATGTACAACGCTGATACAGTACGGCTTCGTGCTGAGAATCAACAGTTGAACCAACGACTTACCCAGATGGAGCAGTTGCTTTCAACTCTATCTACGCCTTCGGCTCCAGCTGTTGCCGCTGATAGAAAGTTGATAACCGACAAAGACGTTGAGGAATACGGTGATTCTATTGAGGTCATGCGACGTGTGTCCGAAGAATCACTGACAGCCCGCGACAATAAGATCGCGGAATTGGAACATATGGTCCGGCAGATGCAGGTCAATGTTCTTCCTCGTGTCGAGCAGGTTGCACAGAAGCAGGCGCTATCATCTGAGCAGTCATTCTGGGCAGAACTATCTACAAAGATCCCCAACTGGCGGGATATCAATGCAGATCAGGGCTTTCTAGATTGGCTCATGGAAGTAGACCCGCTGACCGGGGTTACGCGGCAGTCCTATCTTGAAGATGCTCAACGGAGCATGGACGCATACCGAGTCGCAAATTTCTTCAATGCTTGGCAGGGAATGAATGGTCAACAAGTTGCTCAACCACCTCGGGGCGCAGCGGCGTCCGAACTTGATAAACAAGTTGCTCCGGGTAGAGGTCGTGGAAACGGTGCTCCATCGAAGGATCAGACCAAAACGTACTCTCCGAAGGACATTCAAAAGTTCTTCGACGATGTTCGTAAGGGAGTTTATCGAGGTAAGGAATCCGAACGCGACCGAATTGAACGCGATATTTTCGCTGCACAGCGGGAAAATCGCATAGTCGCAACAGGTTAAGTGGAGCTAGTCCATGTCTTTTCCAGTCTCTGCTGGCCGCCCAAATTATTCGGGGAACTTTATCCCTGAGATTTGGTCAGGCAAGCTTATTGAAAACTTCTACGATGCGACGGTCCTCGCGGCTATCGCTAATACCGACTACGAAGGCGAGATCAAGAACCAGGGTGATACGGTTAACATCCGTACTATCCCGAACATCACGATCCGTGACTATGTCAAAGGTCAGAGCCTCGTCGTTGAAAACCCTGACAAGCCGAAACTTCAGCTTGTTATCGACAAAGGCGAATACTTCGCTTGCGTTGAAGACGACATTGATCGTGTTCAGTCAGACGTTAAGTTGATGGATATGTGGTCTAAAGATGCTTCCGAGCAGATGAAGATCAAGATCGACCAACGTGTTCTGACCGATATCCTGCCAGACATTGCTTCGACCAACAAAGGTGCAACTGCTGGCGCAGTATCATCTGCGTTCAATCTTGGCACGACGGCTTCGCCGCT